TGGGTGTGCAGGAAGACCCTGCCTGGTACTTCGTCGGTGGCACAAGTGTTCATAGTGCCGCAGACGCTATCGACCATCAACTGCTCAAGGAGCAAGCATGAGTCAGGTAGCATACGATGCCGGTTTAGCAGCGTTCCGTGAAGCGTTCGCTGCCGAAGAAGCCAAAGCACCCGACGGCCCATGGAGGGCAGGCGGCAGGGCAACCAAGAAGTTCCCCAACAAGGAAGACAAAACTTGGTGGCTTTCTGAAGGACCAACGATGGTCCACAACTACTACACTTGGCGGCAACAAAACCCCAGCCTAGATATCTGGCACACCCCTGAAGGTGTACCCGCTATCGAACTAGGTGTTGTCGTGACCCTCCCCGGCGATGTCGTCCTGAAGTCCTACATTGATCGGATCTTCGTGGACAAAACCACAGGCAAGACGATGATCGTGGACCTCAAGACAGGTAAACCACCGAAGGGCGGACTGCAGTTAGCAGTGTACCGTCTGGCATTACAGCAGCAGTTCGGTGAATCACCTGACTACGGTGCTTTCTGGATGGCCCGTGAGGGCACACTGGACAAGGTGTACGAGTTAGATCAGTACCCTCTGCCGATGGTGCAACGCTGGATGCGTGATGTGAAGAAAGCCATCGACATGCAGATATTCGTCCCCACAATTTCCATGCTGTGTGACTATTGTGGTGTCCGTAAGTTCTGCTATGCTCACGGAGCAACTGAATATGTACCTGATTTCGATAGTGATTTGGAGAAGCAATGAGTAGTGAACCTATGCACAAGTTGACAGTTAAGGTCGGAGATGCCTTGCGTACCGTCCAGGCTGACACACATGACGAGTTCGTTGACCAGTTGGAGATGGCTAAGGCAGACCTGCAAGCCTGCTACGACCTGCTGACTTTGGCTAAGGCTGTAGGTAACGTCGCACAAACACCAGCCCCGGCTACTGCCGCAGCACCTTCCGCTTCACCTTCCGCTCCTGCCGCATTCTCAGCAGCCGCAACCAAGCAGTGCGTGCATGGTGAGATGGTCGGTAGGACTGGCAGTGGCGCGAAGGGGCCGTGGAAGGGTTGGTTCTGCCCGACACCTAAGGGCACACCAGATCAGTGTTCACCTGATTTCGTGAACCGTGGCACACCGGAGTGGAATAACTTTCCAGCATGAGACTACTTGATAGGGCTATCCGTCACATAGATCAAGGCAAAACGGTCGTGCCTCTACCGTTTAAGTCTTGGTCTGATAGCCATATCTCTATACGCCGTGGTGAGGTCAGCATGATTGCTGGCCCACCCGGTGCTGGGAAATCCACTGTCGCTTTGGCTATCGCCATGCAAGCACAAGTCCCTACCTTGTATGCGAGTGCTGACAGTCACGAGTCCACTATGGCTATCCGATCTTTGGCTATGTGTACGGGCATGCAGCAGAGTGTGGTTGAAGAGCGAATCGAAAGCGACCCTGAATGGGCTTCTGTCATGTTGAAAGAGAACGCTGGTCACATCCGTTGGATGTTTGATGCATCACCCACGTTGGCTGATCTTGAGGACGAGATCAACGTGTACCGTGAGTTGATGGGTGAGAACCCCGCCTTGGTGGTGGTGGATAATGCCGTGGATGTGACTCACGATAGCGGTGACGAGTTCAGTTCGCTCCGGTCGTTGATGCGTGAGGTGAAGTGGTGGAGTCGTGACACGGGCGCAGCGTTCCTAATTCTTCACCATACGTCTGAAGGGTATGAAGGTTACCCGTGTCCTCCACGTTCGGCTTTGCATGGCAAGATCGCCCAGGTTCCCAGTCTCGTAGTTACGTTATCTTCCGATCAACCTAACATGATGGCTGCGGCAGCGGTCAAGAACCGTTACGGTCCTGCTGATGGGTCAGGTCAGACGGCTGTGTGGATGGACTACCATCCGGCTACCATGCAAATCAAGGACATAGACTGATGAGTACCTATAACAAGGTCAAGGGCACTAAGTTTGAGACAGACCTAGAGAACTACCTCAACGAGTCCGCAGTCACCGCCAGACGTTTACCGCGTGCAGGTACGAAAGACATCGGGGACGTTTCGATCACGTTCAAAAAGTTCACCATCGTTATCGAAGCGAAGAACGTGAAGAAGCAGGACATGGCTGACTTCTTGCGCCAAGCCGATGTTGAATCATGCAACTATGAGATTAAGTACGGTGTGCCTACGGTCCCTGCCGTGGTTACGAAGACCCGGCAGAAAGGTATCGGTGAGGCGAGGGTCACGATGACTCTAGATACGTTGCTTGACTTGCTTAGACTAGCGGGTGCATGATGATTATTTCTTTGGAATCTTGGGAATATGAGCATGCGAATGTCGTGGGTATCGGTAGATACACCGCTAACTGGGGAAAAAGCGATGCTCCGTATTACGATAAGTCGCGCATGCAAGATGACAGAACAGCACAAGTTGCTGCTGCAGTGTGCGAACTTGCTGTAGCAAAATACACAAACCAGTATTGGTCTGGGTCCGTCTGGCCCAAAGAACACCACAGCAGGCATAAGTATATGGCTGATGTTGGTTTAAACATAGAAGTAAGAAGAGTTAGAACCCGAAACAGCGTAGCAGTTAGAGAAAAAGACTTAGGCCGCTGCCTCTACCTTTGGGCAGCAAGAGCGATAGAGCCTGAACTTAAGGAAGTGGAATTGCTGGGCCACATAGATTATGACCAAGCGTGGAATCTTGCCGAAGAAAGTCAATTCCAGGGCACGAGGTATCTGCCCCTTGATAGGCTTAATTCACCATGACCGAAGCGCAGTTCGATATCTGGCCCGTGCTAGAACACTACGGATGGGAACTGCCCTCACCCCGTGGCTCTTGGCAGTCAGTCAAATGCCAAATTCACAATGACACGCACGCCTCATGTCGCGTAAGTTCCGACGCAGGTAGGGTAAAATGTCTTGCATGTGATTTCAAGGGCGATGCTATCCAAGTTGTCCAACACTACGAAGGGTTAAGTTACAAAGATGCTGTCAACAGATGCGAAGAAATCTCTGAAAGAGGCAGCGGAAACGTACTACAATCAGGTCGTAGACATTCAAGACTACCTTCTAGGTCGCGGAATCGACGGGTACGCAACTCGTACACACCGCCTAGGCTACGTCAAAGACCCGGTGATCGGACATGAAGCCTACCAAGGTAGGCTATCTATCCCCTACCTCACACCCACTGGCCTCGCCGACTTACGCTTTCGATCCATCAAGTCGGATGACTCACCTAAATACCTTTCCCGCCCTGGAGCGGAGCAACACATTTACAATGTGCTGGCCTTCCAAGAAGACTCCGATGTTATCTGCATTTGCGAGGGAGAGATCGACACTATCGTCATGCATAGCATGGTCAAGATCCCTGCCGTGGGTTTGCCAGGGTCTAACGGTTGGAAGAACTGGTATTACCGTGCCTTCAGTGACTACAAGAAAGTCCTTGTTCTCACCGATGGTGACTCGTCAGGTCAAGAGATGGGTAAGAAAATCATGCAGGCTATAGATGTTGCAGTGATTGTGTCTATGCCAGACGGCATGGATGTGAACGAAGTGTTCCTAGCGGAAGGTGAAGAAGGCATGAGAAAGCGGGTGGGTTTGTAGTGGACACTTGGATGTGGTACGCAATGTGGACCTTGGCTGGTGTCATCACAGGCATGGGCATCATTGCCCTCACGATGTGGGCTATCTCTGAGTGGGATGAACGTAGGTGGCGGCAACGCATGTCTGAGATTGCTAGCGAAGGATTTGATCGTGGATGATGACAACGCACGATTGGGAGACGCTGCTGCGCTCACTGACTTCCTTGGGTATACAAATCGAAACCCAAGACAGGAGGACAGGGAAGATAACACTGTCGGTATACCCATTGCCCCGCCAATCCATAAAGGGTACGGGATAACCACCGACGAGTTGTCTGAAGCGCAACGCAGGTTCACGAACTATGCACGCCTGCGTATCATGGGCACAGGTAACCGTGAGTATTCTCGTGGCTCAAAGCAGGCGTTTGAGGACATGGGTTTGCATCGCTTGATTGACGAATTGCGGGACGAGATCGCCGACTCCGTCAACTACTTGACTTTCCTTGATATCCAGTTGTCTAGGTGGAAAACCACGTTGGAGGAACGACTGTAATGCACAGAATATGGGTAGTGTCTGACCTTCAAGTGCCATTCCACGACAAGAAAGCAGTGGATGCGTTGGCCCAGTGCATCACCGATATGAAGGGCGCTGATGACATTGTTACCACCATCGGTGACGAAATCGACCTGCAAACTGTGTCACGCTGGTCACAAGGCACGCCCCTGGAACACGAGAGGTCCATCGGTCGTGACCGTGATGCGACCGTGCAAGTATTGCGCGACCTTCAAGTCCAGCACGTCATCCGATCCAACCACACCGACAGGCTCTACCACCAAGTGATGCGTAGGTTGCCTGGGTTGCTTGGGTTACCTGAGATTGAACTAGAGAACTTCCTGCGCCTACCTGAACTGGGCATTAAGTACCATGAAGAGGCGTTCCATGTAGCACCAGGATGGGTTGCTATGCACGGCGACGAGGCAGGAGTGTCGCAGATCAGTGGCCAGACAGCGGCAGGGTTAACCAAAAAGGTGGGCTTATCAGTCATATGTGGCCACACCCACCGGTTGGGCTTGCAGCCCCACACCACGAGCGTTAACGGGAAGATCACCCGCACACTGTATGGTTTCGAAGTCGGGAACCTGATGGACATGAGGCAAGCGAAGTACGCGAAGACTCACAACTGGCAGCAAGGCTTCGGCATCCTGTACGTGGACGGGAAGAACGTGTACCCGCAGCCCGTGCCGATTGAGAAGAAGTCTTTCATGGTGGAAGGGACCGTGTACTCGTGGTAGAAGAGAACGAGCCGATCACCGCTAACGAGATGAAGATCGCCAAGCAGGGTGCCATGTCGGCGTACAGGTCAGGTCGCGGGATCGTTACTGCTGACGACATGATTGGTGAAGCGAACCTGTGGATGGTGAAACACCTAGACACGGTG